GTTTTCTTGATTGAAATTATCCCTGGGAGAAGGAGGTGTAGTATTCCAATCAGCATCAAAATCTGTAGGGTTGGGAAGGGCTACAAAAGAGTAATATGAATTGCCCGTAGAACCAACCCCAGCTACGAAATTTTTTGCATTTAATATACGAAGTTGGTCAGTTATTATTGCTGCCATTTTACAGGTTTTTTTATTTATTTATGAGGTGTAATTTACAGATTTAAGAGGGTTGACTCTTCTCAAAATACTTGATGTTGAAATACCAGTAAATCCATCATTAGTGTAAGCATTGAAAGATTGTGGTAAAGTTCTTCCTGCAAGAGTAACTCTTCCCCATGAGTATTCACCGTAGAAATTACTAAATCCTAATCCAGAGAGTGAATTAAAAGACTCAACACTGACAGTTACCTTAGCAACTGTTGTTACGCCATGACCAATAACCGCAGTATTGGCGATTGAAACTGCAGCGACTTCATATACATTATCAAGGAATGTCGATCCAATTCCTAACGTAGAACCACCACTATAAAGTGACGTTACTCCGTTTCCAATATTTGATGCGAATACTGTAAAATAATACCCAGTTTGAATTCCACTAACTGTTGTCACACCAGACATAACATTAGCATCTCTTAAATATGAATTGGGAGGGATGAACAAATCAAACACTATTCCAGTTGATGCAATACCAACTGATGTTGTTGACACGCCTGTAATTACGCCAAAGTCACCTTCATAAATCACATCAGTAATTTTTTCCCTTTCTAATTTGGGAGGTTCAAATAGAACTGATGGCGGATTAGTAGATGTATATCCTGTTCCCGGACCAGTAACTGTGAGTGAAGTAACAATTCCACTAGAAATAGATGAAGTTGCAGATGCTCTTGTAGTCGTTCCAAGACCCACGGGATTACCAATGGTAACAATTGGAGCAGATGAATATCCAAAACCACCACTACCGATTGTAAGAGATGTAATGGTTCCTGCTGCAGAAACATTAGCTGTAGCTGATGCAGAAACTTTAGAATCTTGAGAAATTATTTCAATAGTTTGCTTGTTGATATCAAGGGGATTTTCATTATCAGGATCAAAGAATGGTTTGACACTTTGAACAAATGCTATAGTTGAACCAATACCAACACTTTGAATCAAGAGTGTTGTTGGATTTACTGCTGGTTCATATTTAACCCTATCTTTTCCTACGATAACTCCATTAATAACTTTGTCTTCGGTTTGTCTGCACCACTTCAAAGGTCTTACAATTGTCTCATCATCAGTGATTCCAGGACCTGCATATGGATTTGTTTGAACAGAATCAGTTGTATTGATACCTGATACTATTCTCTTATCTTGCTGTAAATAAGCATCATTCAATCCTGAGTCGTAATTAAGAGTCAGAGAATCGCCAACTTTTACTGTTTCAAGAATGTCTCTGAAAACAACATCAATATCTCCACTACCTTTATAGAAGAGAACTTTCGCCTTATCTCCATTTTTAGGTGCCTCTGTAAATTCTACAATACTGCCACCATTAAAGACATATGCTTGACCAGGAACTTGTAAAATATCATTTATAAAGATCAAGAGAACAGAGTCTACGCTTACATTAGATCCTTTTGCAGATCTGATAGAAATAAACTGTTGATTTAGTTTGAGTTCAAATGTTTTATTTGACCCATTAAATAAAGATTCAAAACTATCTAATACTTGCAACTGACCCAAAGACCAACCAGAGAATTTATCATTGAATGTTTTATCAATATCAATTTGGAATTCTAAGAATGTTTTAGTGGTATCTGTTGGAATTCCAGTGTTTCCTCCAGTTTCAACAGTAAGAATCTCTCCTTGACCATATGCATATCCTGTATTAGAAATTGTAAAATCGATAACACTAGATCCTTGACCAACAACAACATCTACCTTTGCTTGTGTTCCAATACCCTGAACAGAATCAGAACTGTAAATTAAGGGTAGATTAGAATATGACAGAGGTTCGTCAAATACAACTGTTGGTGGATTGGTAGATGTGTATCCGGTTCCAGGATTAGTAATAGCAACCCCGATAATTCGACCATTGCTAACTGACGCTGTTCCGATAAATTCGATGTTAGGAGTGCCAGTGCTTAAAGTTTGAACGCCAACGTTAACGACTGTCTGAATTCCAATTCTATATCCTGCACCACTATTACCAATGCTAACTGACTGAATCGTTCCAGCAGCAGATACAGTGGCTGTGCCTCCTGCAGAGATAAGTGGTTGTAAACCAAATCCTTGTGTAGATCCAACAGAAACTATCACTCCACCAACAGGAACACTAGAAGTGTTAACATCATATCCTACAGTTGCACCAAAACCACTAAATCTAACGCTTGATACTCCTGCACTTTCAATCAAATCATAATCTTGTGTTGCTGCTTGAATACCTTGTGGTCCTTGGAATACTCCATTGATCAAAATTATTCCATTATTAGTAGAGAATCCTGCTACAGATACTCCTTCAGATCTTAAAGTAAATGTCTTGCCAACTCCAGTAAATTCGCTAGAGATATCATCAAAAACGTAGTTTTCATTATATGCTTCGGATGCAGTTCCTACTCTCGCACTTCTCATGAATGTTCTTCCATGGAATGTAGAGTGAGTTTGAATTCCTTGATAATCTCTTTGATCTGGTGGATTGGTTGAGGTAGCAATAGGAGTCAATCCTTGTGGTGCTTCAACGAAATTAATAGTGTTGTCAATAATGTTATAGTTTCCATCAACGACAGTTACTAAGTCACCTGAAGAGTGAGCTGCTAATCCAGTTCCTAATTGGTTTCTATCGACTAAAACAATATTGGTGCTGCCAAATCCAACTGTGTTGATTTTCATAATTTCATCATTCATCTTGATGAAATTGCCACCAAAGAATGATGTCACTCCAGTTAGTGTAACTCTATTATCAGTGAGTTCTACATCCAATGCTAGTGATGATGTCAGAGCAGTTGCAACAATAGGAGACTGAATGTAATTGTCTATTGTAATTAATGCTTTGGAATTTTGATTTGTTGATGTAATTGAATGAGATGTTCCAATTCCAACGCTAGTGATGTTAAATGTTTTGGGTGATCCCGCTAAAGCATCAGTTGGATTGTCAGCAAATTTAATTGTGCTTTCATTTGTTTTGACAACATATAATGTAGATGGTAACTTATCGGTCGTTCCAATTCCTGTCACAGATGTTGTTGCAATACCAATAGCAGATGTTGTGCCAGCACCAGCGTAAGTATAATTTACTCTTTCTCCTGATACAAAGAAGTGATCGGGAATTGAAATAGTGCTGCTTGAAACATCGATAATATCTGTGCTGCTTCCATCAAAAGTTCTTCTAAAGATTTCATTTTGATTATGCAAGAGATTGAAACTCTTCTTGACTGCAGTTTCAGTTCCTTCATAAGTTCCATTATTGCTCACAATGGCGGCATTATTCAAATCAATTTCAGTAGATGTAGCGAGACTCTCTTTTACTAAACCAACAGCATTTTGGAAAGATCTAACCTCAACATCAATATTTGCCTCTGGTATGAAGGAAAGTGTGGTTCCAGTTGATGTGATGCCAGCACTAATAATTCCAAGGTTTGAATGTGACTCAATAATACCAAATTCAGTTAATGAAGGTGTAGTTCCATCATCGACGACTAAGACTTCGGAAAGTTGATACTTTCGATTAGTTTTATCTTCTACACTTACAATATAATATGAACATGCATGATTATTAGGATATTCGGTAATTGTATTGATACCAGGTGAAGATGTAGCAGCGATAGAAACATAACCCGAATTGAGGAATGTCGTGCTTAATTCTTGTGTTCCGATTCCGGTAGCACCTGAAGTGCTACTTGCGATAGAGACAATCAGAGTGTTAATTGTTACCCCAACACCTAGAGCAGAGTTTGGAGTGAAATCGATTTTTAAAGTATCTCCATCAATGTGTGGGAAATAAGTTCCCAAACCAGGACCCGCTGACTCATCAATAATTGTATTGTTCGTTAATTGCCCATATTCAAGAAGATCAACATCTGACCCGGTATTAAGAACGTTTAATTCATCAAACTCAAAATATGATCCATCAGTTCCACCTATTTCAACTAAGACTTTTGCAGAACGATATGTAGTAGCAATACCAACTATTGTTGTTGCTGTTGTAGATCCACTTGCTACCGTTACTTGGTTAGAACTGATGTTAACAACTCCTCCAAGATCTGTGCTACCTATACCAGATACAGTGCTCTTAAGATCATGAGATACCAGAGAGACATCGTAGTTGTTTACACTGAATTTTTCTGGGAAGAAGTTAAGTGATCCCTCAGTTCCAGAAACTGAGAAGTCAAAAGATCCAAGATCTGGATAGGTTTCAACTCTACCATATTGATTTAAGTAACCTGTGGTATTATTATGAAGTAAAGAAACAATCAAGATTTGTCTTTCTTGAGTAAATCTCTTATCTCTTACAAACGTAAAGAACTTCTTAGTTCTTGCACTGTCTAATGCAAATGTATTAACGGTTGTAAATCTTGTAGATCTTGGTTCACTATTAAAATCATTACTAATATCGTCAATTGACAGAACTCTATTTCCAACTGATTCAAAATAATCAGTCAAAACTCTATTCTCAAAATTAATTTGAGTAGATACTAATTTTGATCCAATAGTAGTTGTTGTTTCCGATGCGAGATCAAAATAATAATTACAATTAAGATCACCCTCTCCAATTAAATCAGCAGTAACTGATGTTTCACTATCTCCAGCAAACACACCACCAACCGAATCATCTCTCGATTCGATAATTAAATCTGAGAATTTCTTGAATCCTGATGTATGGTTGAGAGAACTAACTGAATCATCCCACTTAGATAAATCAACTTTAGACCTTAATGAATATGAGAAATATTGATAATAATCATTATCAGGTATTCTCTGACTATCTTCATTCAAGAAACCATTCTTAAACGACCAACCTTTTTCAACAAAGGATGAAGATCCAAATTTTATAAAAGAATCAAAGTTTGTTCTTCTTACAATTACACCTCTGGTATTTGATGTTTGACCAGTTACAGTGTCGCCAACAAAAATTTCCTTATCCGTGGAGATTTTGACAACCTCTGTCTTATTATTCCAACTTTCTACTTCACCCGTTCCATTAGAAAAATTAACAGTCTCTCCGATTAGGAAATTATTTTTTTCAAGTTGTGAACTAAACGTTGGGAATTGAGTTTGATTTATAATCCTTCCATACGAAGATACATCATCAAATATTCCAGGGAATTCGTTAGTAGATAATAAATCTGAGATATTATAAGTGACTTGACCTGTGTTACCACCTAGCGCAGGGTTTACAGATTTGATAGTAAATAATTCATAGTCATAAGCAGATGAATTATATCCACGAGCTGTTGAACCAATTCCAACACTTGTATTTTCAACTAATACCTTGTCTCCGACAGAGAATGGGAATAGATCACTGAAACCTGTATTGAAACCAACGGTGACATCTTTAGTAGTTGTATTAAATGAGATTGTGTTAATTCCTACTCCATTTGAATTATTAAGTGGGATAATAGTTGGAGTAACATCATACAAGCTAAATGAGTTCTTAAGAATTTTAACTTCAGTTGCACCCAATTCAAAACGAAGATCTACATCATTGACAACCTTATTGGTATATCCATCCAATACGATCAAATCAGGTGCCGTCAAATAATCTTTTCCACCAGATGTAATACCAATTCTTCTAAAAGATGATAGAGGATTTACTTGTAAAATTTCAGGTAGATTTAATGATGGGCTTAAAGTGCGATCCGAAGGATAATCAAATCCAATATTTTCAATT